AAGCAAATTGGTATGACTTATACTGATGAGTCAAAGACTGGTGAGATTATTCCTTATAGAGAATTGTCAGAAGTTGCCTATTTGAAGCGCAAATTTAGATGGGAAGAGAGTGAAATGCAATTTATTGCTCCTCTCAATTTGGATGTTGTGTTAGAAATGGTAAATTGGATCAGAGGTGAATTGGATGCTGAAGAAGCAACAAGATTAAATTTGGAAGCATCTGCTTTTGAATTGAGTCTTCACGGAAAAGAAATATTTGACAAATGGATTGTAGAGTATAAGAAAGCCAGTAGATATTTTGAAGAAAGACCAGAATTTTTAACCCATTTTCAATATAGGTATGAAGATATGGTCAAATATGGAATGATTACTGGAATGTTTTGAAAGTTAGTGCCTAGGGGCTTCAATTGATCACCGTTTATTTGAAGCAGCAAAGCCCGGTTCACTACCAAGATTGTTTACAATGAGTGAATGATTTTGTCTCGAGAGATTATTTAATTTCTATTGATTAATGTGTGCGAGAATAAATAAAGGCTATTAATCCGGTGCGTTTGAAGAGTGTGTTTGATTCTACCCTCTTTTGTATGTTAACACATTGAATCGCTACTAATTTGAGTGATATTAAACAAGTTCATGATAATGAACAAATTACTACTTTTATTGATGATGTCATTTCCCAGGATTATGAGAAACCAGGGATTGCTACTTATTCAGAATGGATGAAATTTTCAGATGATGTTAAAATTCATACTGTTTCTTCCATTCTTCGTAGGCCCGTTCAAGTTGGTAGTGGAAACTTCGATTCTACTACTTTTACTACTCCCGGTGATGTTGTTTCTTCTATTAGATTTCCTGATGCACTTTTTACTGCATCTCCAAATCTTGTTGATAAGTTAAATTATTTTCTTTATTTTAGAGCTAATGTTCATATTAAGATTATTTTTAATGCTAGTCCTTTTATGGCTGGCAAATATTGGTGTTGTTTTGTGCCTTTTGCAACTGAATCAAATAGGTTAATGCAGATTAGTGTTCAAAATCAAACAGGCTATCCAGGAAATGAACTTGATATTGCATCAGGTGCTCCCGTTATGCTTAAAATTCCTTATTGTTCAACTTTGTCTCATTATAATTTGATTACTGCTGAATCTTCTATGGGTGATTTATTTATAACTACTTTGAATCCTATTACTTCAGGTTCTAGTTATACTGTATCTGGTTTTTCTGTTTTTGCTTGGTTTGAAGATATTGAACTTCATGTTCCTACTTCAAAACCAGTTTTGGTTAATTTCACAGCACAAATGAAAACTGAAGAAATTTCTAAAACAACAGGTCCTCCAGTTTCAGCACTTATGACTTCTATAGGTAATTTAGCTAGGAATATTACTAATGTTTCACCAAAACTTGCACCTATTGCAAAACCAGTAGAGTGGATTTCACGTTTTATGGCAGGTGGTTTTTCCGCAGCAGGTTTTAACAAACCTATTTCTTTGTCACAGAACACAACTATTGACAATCTGCCTGGTAAATTTTATACACATGCAGATGGTGTTGATAGGAGTGTTAAGTTGTCTGCTATGCCAGATAACACACTTCCTAATCATCAGGGCTTGTTTTCATCAACTATGGATGAGATGGATATAAATCATGTTATTTCCAAATCAGCTATTTTGATTTCAAATAAGCAATGGTCTAATATCGCATCTCCTGGTGATTTACTAACGTATTGGAATGTAACACCAGGTTTGTCACAATTGGATACAAATAATTCACAAACTTATTTTACTACACCATTAAGTTTTGTTGCATCTATTTTCCAACAGTGGAAAGGTGGTATAAAATATCGTATATCTTTTGCTAAGACAGGTTTTCATTCTGGTAGGATAAGAATTTCTTTCCATCCTGGTATTTTTAATCCCAGTGCTGTTGGTGATAGTTCTTATGTTTATAATGAAATTTTAGATTTGTCAGTTACTTCTGAAATGGAATTTTGTATTCCTTATGTTGCAAATACTCCATGGAAATATGCTGAAATTTTTGATCATGGTGATATTCCAGATTCAAAATTTTCAACAGGTATTGTTATGATGAATGTTTTGACACCTTTAATGGTGTCTAGTGATTCTGTTGCTAGCTTTGTTAAGTACAATGTTTGGATTTCTGGAGACTCAGATATGTCTTTTGCTATTCCTAATATTTCAAATCATGTTATTGGAAATTTTTCCAACGTAACACAGTTGCGTAGTGTTGAATTTTCAAACATGATTAATACTATTAAATTGTCTGGTTTTAATGCTATTGATGAAGAAAGTGAT